AATTGTTCTGAATCAGCGGGGTAAGGATCCGAGTTGCCCGCGTGGCCACTTGATACGGAATTCCGTATTCTCCTCGAGATCCTTCTCCATTATTTGTATTCGAGTGTCTGCAACATTGAGACGCTCTATTATTTGAAAATATCCCATCGTGCCGAGGGCGACGATAATTATGAGCGAGGCAACCGTCTTCATAGGCATTTGCACGGCTGCCTCCTCTGATATATTTAGTGGTTTATTGGACATAAATTATCTAGTCCAAAGCCATTCTACTAACTTCTTCCAAGGCCAGCAAATTATGCTCCATATTTTTTTACAAATTTTTTTAAACATGTTTTCCCCCATGTAGTCTTCATAGTTTTTTATTTCAATGTGATTACAAACATAGCAATCACACGCTGAACATTGAGAATTGCTGACATAAAACCCTTGTCCTTCACAATGACATCTATGTCCACAATCAAAACAAAGTATTTTCATTTTTTATCCTCTATCTCATAAAACATGTTGTCGGTATCTTCTGTTACCCATTCCTTACCTTCAACATCCCAAACAGTAGTTTGTACTTTATAATCTGGCCAAGAATTATCTGTTGTATAATTATTAACATGCCAAATTATTCTATTGTTTGGTTGAGCTGCATAATTGCCGTTATCTAACGCCATTATGTGTGCACATTTGTGCTCTTGCGGAATTTCAGAATGTTCCGTATTTAGTATATTAGTCTCTGGATGCGCCCAGTCAATAGTAAAAAGGTATTGACCTGGATAAAATTTCTTATCTTTTCCTCTAAATTTACCGTCTATACCAGCAAGAAAATCAAAGCAATGCACACTAGGCCAATAGCTGAAACAGTTCCACAACTGAAGCTTGTCGACCGACATATCTGGCACTTCGGATCTAGAAAGATGTTTTTGGAAAAACGCTGAGATAGGCAGTCTATAAAAGACGGCACCATTTGGAAGCATCGCATGAAAAAGGAGAGCCCTTCCACTAATACTAGCAATGCCGAAAACAACACAGTCTGACTCGCCGGCACGACTATCTTCCATATCATATAAATACTCTGTCCTAATTTTACAGTATATTGGCGGAATGTTTGCGTTAAGGTATGCCATGTCATTATTTTATTTCTCCCCAATTGGGGCCTGATTCGTAATCTACTTTGTTTGGAACTTCTAAATTTACTGCCTGTTCCATTATTTGTTTTATTTTATCAGCATGTGATTCTGATTCAATAGAAAAATCTAACTCATCATGTATCTGTATGTGTGCTGTAATACCTTCTTTGTGTAGATCAACCATAGCTCTTTTAGTCATATCAGCAGCTGAACCTTGTATTAATCTATTCAAAGCTTTGTATGTAAAAGCTCTTCTTAATGCATTGTTGTGCCAATAATTTTTCTTTGGATTACCATCTTTATCTTTAATAATATTATCTTCTAAATCTTTTAGATGTGGTCCCATAGCTTGTAGTTCTTTTATTCTCTCATGATCTTCAGGTGGTACATAGGTTCCCCAATCTGATCCTTTTAATACAGGTTCGTATTTAGGAAAACGACATCTTCTTCTAAGTAATGTTCTGACCATACCTTTGTTCTGTGCTATGTTCATAATTCTATTTGTAAGTTGTTTTACAAATGGAACTTTATTGTGATACTGTCTAAATAGTTCTTCTGCTTTTTCTTTTGATACACCTAACTCTGCTTGTAACTTTGCTTTACCCATTCCATAGAATAAACCTAGGTTAATTGTTTTAGCTTGTGATCTAGGTATCTCAGCCATCTCAGCAACAATTTTGTGAAAGTCTGCACCCGCATCATTATTGTATGCATCTGCAATTGTGTATGCACTTGGTAATTCTGCTTTTATTCCATAGTGTGCAACAAGTCTTGGTTCCTGTTGCGAGTAATCAAAACAACCCCACTTGCAACCATCTTCAGGTAAAAATAAAGATCTAAGTAATGGACCTGTATCAGGATCTCTTGCAGGTATTTGTTGTAAGTTTGGATTGTGATAACTAAATCTACCTGTAACTGTACCACCATCATCTGATCTAATTTGATTTATATCTGCATATATTCTACCACCATATTCATATTTAAGTATTGAATCTATAAATGTAGTTCTAACCTTGTTTATTTTTCTAGCTTCTGCTATCATACCTACTAATGGATGTTCATGATTAGTAATAAAATTTTTTGTAAATGATGGCTCGTTTGATTTTTCAGTTCTGGAATATTCTAATTTTAATTTATCGAAAAGTTTTGCAATACTTCTTGCAGCCATTAACTGAATTTCTACTCCACTTTCTCTTTCTATTTGTCGGAGTATGCTTTCTTCTTTTAGCAGTAATAGTTGCTTCAATTCATGGGCTTTTTGAACGTCCACTTTCACTCCAAGAAATTTCATGTCGACAAGACAAGGAAAAAGATCAGTCTCCAAATTAAATATTTCTTGAAGATCATCTTCAATAATTTGTTGTTTAAATTTTTGCCAAAGTTCTAAAGTTAATTCAGCATCTGCTTCAGCATACTCACCTACTTCCATTGGTGGTAACTTCCACATATCAGCTTTAGGATCTAATCCTCTTTCTTTTGCAGCTTTAATTAGTTGTGCTTCACTCTTACCTCTTCCAAGATAATGCCATGAGCATGCATTTAAAGTGTATTGAAATCTATTTTCATCAATTAATGATGCAGCGATCATGGTATCTATTATTAAACCATTGATTTTTATACCTAATTTACGTATCCAACATACGTCGTACATAGCGTTGTGAAATATTTTTGTGGCAGGTGAGGCACATACATCTTTAAACCAGGACAATACTTTGTCTCTGTCCATATTGGGTCCCTCACCATGTGCAATAGGAAAGTAACCTTTCCAACCATCAACAGCAACAGCTATACCAACTACTTCTCCATTGTTTCTCATGACCCCTGAACCCAGTTTCTTTAAGTCTGGATCACGTGTCTCTAAATCAATTGCAATTTCTTCCGCTTGTCTTAAATCAGGAAATTCTTTTGGCGGTAGCCATTCTGTTTGTGGTAATATCATTTTTTACCTTTCATATCCTTCATTTTTTTAATTTCTAATTCACAATAATGAATTATTTTTTGTAAATCTTGTATACCACCTTTATAAGGATAACGCATTACATATTTTATAACGTTACCTTGAAAAAACGTAAGTTCATTTTTTTTTTTTTTTTCGTAAGGTTGAATGTGGTAATGTTGATAGTGATTCCCGCCTATCTGTTTATCTTGCGGAAAAACATTATCAAACATATTTTTACTGGTCATATTTGATACTCCTTATCTTTGTATTTAGTTTTTAGTTTATATAAATTATTACGGGCCCTCGTAATTCCTACATACCAAACACGATGCTCTTCGTCTGCTTTGGCTTCACTTCTTTTAATTGCATTTTGTACTTTCAATCCCTGATGCATGGACAATATAACATTGTCCTCTTCACCACCTTTTATAGCATGTATAGTCGATAACCATATTCTAGCTTTGCTATCTAAATCTTCTCCCTGTTCTATTAAACTTTGTATGTAATTTTTTTCTCTTTCAGGCATTTTAGTAAACAAATCATACCAATTATATTTTTCTGTAATTACTTTTTTGTTTGTGTAATTTAGTATTTCTTTCCAATCTTTTTCTTCTAATTGGACATCGTTATTGACCCAATTTAGATATTTTTTTATTGTTTTATATAGACCAACTCTAAAACTTTTACCTTTATTACTTTGATAGTATACATATTTTGAAGATAACTCCTCCATTATACCAAGCAAATCATCTTTAGTTCTAGTTAATATCAACCACTTGCCTTTTGACAAATCTACTTGACCTAAACTAGATATGTACTGACACTCACCTTCAAAATTTCTAGGTAAATATTTTTTATTTTTACGTAATCCTCTTATTCTAGATATTGGAGTTTCTGATTGTAATTGTATTTTTTTAGCTATTCTTTTTGATTGACCTAAAACTTTTTCTTTTGCAGGTTCATTTATAAATCTATTAACATCTGCTCCAGCCCATGCAAAGATAGCCTGATCATCATCACCTGCTAAGTAAACATCTTCAGTTGTTTCTTTTAGTTTATCATAAAGCTTCCATTGCAATGGAGATAAGTCTTGTGCTTCATCAATAAAGACTACATCAAACTTTGGAATCTTATCATAGTCAATCAACATTTTAATCATGTCATTGAAATCAAATAGTTTATGATATTGTTTGTATACTAAAAAATTTTTGTAGATGTGATTAAGAGTATGCCAATTAATT